ATCCCTTCCTGCTGCATCTGGGTCATGGCCCGCACGATACCAGGGTGTATTTTCGGGAACTCGCGGCGGCGCAATACCAACGTGGTCGTGAGTACCGGCTCACCGAGCGCGGTCGTAACGTGAGCAAAGCAATAACTATGTGACGCATGGCCTGCCCACACATCCTCGCCCTTGTACACCGTGACCCGATACTGGACGACGATCGCTGGCCTATCTTCAGGCGCTTTTGGTCCCTTGCCGCAGCCGCAGCTTGTAGTACGACCGCTTGTCAGGTTATCGCCGCGCACTATTGCCACTTTGCCGCAGTCGCACAAACAGTGCCAACGCACTCGGCCGACGGAATCGTTTTCAGCACGCCCTACGGCACACATCCTATAAAATCGCTGACCTGTTAGGTCGTTAAATCGGCTCATTTAGTAACACTCCAGTGTAAGTATTCGGTCATCCACAACATCCTCCAACATCCTAGGGGCATCCTACTTCATTTCCACCAAGAATGCTATCTTTGCGGCAAATATTTCGACTGCCTGGGCATATGCCGCATTGTGTTGTCGAACTGGTATTTTTATAGTATCAGGCCACCCCCGAATAGAAACAATTGAAATAGTTGCACCAGTAGCCCTACGCCCCACAAAAAGCAGTTGGCGTTTGGGGGTGGTGGCTACGGCTCATAGGGGAAAAAGCAATAAAGCAGAAAAAGCAGTGTTTTTATAGTGGACATCTATATAGGCCAGATAACTTTAGGATGTAGGTTATGCAGCTATTCGGGAATTTTATTTTGCGGGGAGTGAGAGCGTTTGGGAGCAACATCCTACATCCTAGAGAAATCTGAAATCTATTGTCGTCTCCTCTGGAAACAGCGAAAGTGAGATTTATGCGAGTACAGCCATTAATCTATAAAACTGTTTAGTATTGATTATTGGCTTACCCAAGCCGTTTGCGGGCGGTTTCACTGTGCAACTAATGGATAATACTTGCACCACCCAAAATGGTGCGTTTTTGAAGATTGTGTAACAGAGCATAGTGGAATGGCTTAGGCAATGGGTTTGCAGGCCGCTATTCTTGCACCACTTTTAAAATAGTGACCACTAACATTGTTACTATTCCGGGGGGTAGCGTTACTATTCCGGGGGGTCGTGCAAGAATTCCTGGAAGCAACTAAACACTTATGGCATTGCACCATAGTTGCACTGGGAAGGTATATGTAGGATGTTAGAAAGCCCTGCCAATACTTGCACAGGGCTTGGGACAACAGGTTGCTGTACGACCAGCTGTCAACTGCTTGCCAGCATCATGCGGCCTTGTAGTGGGCGGCAATCGCTTCCAGGGCTAGAGCATCCGTGTGCGTCTTGGCGTCCGCTTTCAAGATGGCCGTGATCGCTTTCATGGTTTCGAACACGCCGAACTTGGCGACCATTTGCTCTACTTGCTCAGCGGCCGAAGCATTGCGGGGCGCGGTTTCGCCTTTTGGCGCGCCGACAGGTGCCGGGGCTTTGACAGCTTTTGGCTGCAAGGCGCGAGCTGCACGCTTGGCAATTGCTGCCTCAGTCATGGCCACAGGCAGCGCACCGTACAATGCCTTCACAGCCAGATTGTAGGGCTTGCGCACCCATTGATCATCGACCAAGCCCTTGAAGGCTGCCAGAGTCTTGAGGGCTGCGCGGTCTGCCTGGAACTGCGTGAACGTCGGGCACTTCTTGCCATAGTGCGCCTTGAGGAACGCCTGCAGCTTTTGGGCTTGCGTGGTCTCCACATTGTTCAGGTTGTCGGCATGGTTAAACAGCAGGTCGTACAGCTCGGTCTGCCATGCGCTGATGACGCGCTTGCCGTCTGGACTGATAACAGTCACTTGTGGTGCGGCAGCGGTCACTGCTGTTGCAACGGCTTGCTCTGTTGTGAGCAGCATAGGCATAGCGCTTGCAGCGTGAGCAACGACGGCGTTGAATGATGTAGCTTGCATGGTAATTTCTCCTATCAAGTAGCACACGGAATGTGTGAGACCTCATCTTAGTTGCAATTGCAAGTAACGTCAACCGGACAACAGGTTGCCAGATGACCATATGTCCACGGTTTGGAGGGTGAAAGAATTCTTTTTTCGGGCCGAGGGGTACCCCCAAGGGGGTCTGAAGGAGGGTGGCGGGGCATAGTCTTCCCCATAGCTCTCTGAGGATTGCACCTAAAACCAATTACTTGCACTTGCAACTATTCTACCGCCAAAAATTCGGGGGTCCGAAAACCCCCATTGCAACTATTTGGTTACAGGCTTCTTCACCATCCCGCCGCCCATGTTGAGCTTCTTGCCCTGGCGCTGTGTTGAGAGAGCGATGGCGATCGCCTGCTTCTGCGGCTTGCCGGCTTTCATCTCGGTCTTAATGTTCTGGCCGACAGCCTTTTTCGATCCGGATTTATTGAGCGGCATTATTTTGACCCTCCTTTCTTGACCATTCCCTTGCCCAGCACTTTGTTGGCAGCGGCGTCGACTTTGGCCTTCAGGGCCGGCGTGGCTTTGCCTGCGTTCACCTGCTGTGCGACACGCGCCTTGGCGTTGCCGGCATGGCTTTTGTCCGGGATCGGGTAGGACTTGTTGGGACCGGCAAATTTACCGGCGGGGAGTTTCTTGCGCGCTTCGGTGGATAGCTTGGCCATGGTCTTCTCCAGTGGGATACGAGGGGGAACGGCTTTAGTTGCAAGCCGGAATGCCTTGGTATAGTATCCCAGCATGAGCGAGAACACCATAATCGACCCGAACGACCCCGATGGCGACAGCGAGCTGCTGAACGCGCTTGCCCGCAATCCGGCCGAGCTGGGTTTCCCGCCGATGCTGGCCATGGACCTGGCCCTGAAGTTAGACAAGCCACATAAAATCTGCGCGATCTACGGCATCACCAAGGAAGACTTTGCCAAGATCATCGCTCATCCGGTGTTCATCAAGTCCTACCAAGAGGCTGTGGAGATGCTGAAGACCGACGGCATGGCGTTCCGGATCAAGGCGCGCCTACAGGCCGAGGGCTACCTCACCACTGTTTTCCAGATGGTCCAGAACGGGCGCACCAGCGACGCCGTGCGGGCCGACCTCATCAAGAGCACGGTACGCTGGGCCGGGCTTGACGCGAAGGCGACCGATGTCAACGCCGGGACGGGCTTCAATATCCAGATCAACCTTGGGCCAGTCGGTCCTTGACCTGTAGTCCCACTAACTAGGAGCTAAAACCCTATGAGTACCAACATCAACACCGCTATTGAAGATGCCATCAAAGCCTTGGCGACCGACGCTAAGGAGGCAACTTCTGCTCACGAAGCCATGCAGTACGCCCAGGCGGCACTAAACTTGGCGCACACCCAGCATATTTTCCTGAGCGCGTCTTCCCTGAAAGCTTAACCAGCGGGCGCGGTGACAGCGCGCCCTAACCCGGAGTTTATTATCATGGTCACAACCGTAATCCACGGCTCGCAAGTTGGCGCCATTCCGCTGATGGCCGAACCGATCGACGCTCCAAAGCAGTCTATTTTTCTGGAGCGTCTCCGCAGTACGCGCATCAAAGCGAACGATATCAATGGTGACCTGCGGTATATGGAATCCCAGGCAAAACAGCTGCACCATCTCGAATCGGAGTTCAAACAGATGCCGGACTCGCTCGCTGGATTGCGCGAGGACCTACAAGATGTGTTCGACAGGCACCGCGAAGCGAACGGCTGGCCAGCCTGGGATGTTCTCGGCTACTGAAATTTTTCGCCCCGCAAGCCTGTGAAGGTGACGGACAATCCAACCGACCCTAAAGAGGCTTATCATGAACGCACCAACTAGCACCAAAACGCAAGTTTCAACAGCTCAACCAAGTAGTGGTGGTCAGATCGACGTGGAACTGAACATGCTCGAAACTGCGATAGATGACATCATTAACTGCAAGCGTGCCATAGCTAATCGGCTGTACCAGGTAACGGGTTTACCCGCTGACGCTCTGGAACCCGTACCGTGTATTGTGAGCGGTGCAGGTGAGCCGGCGCCACCGAAAGTACCGATGGCCGACCGCATGATGTATTTGCGCAACCGGCTGGAGCAGACGGTGCGCGACTTTGATCAAATCATGAACCGCATCGAAGTCTAAGGAAAAACCAGTGACCACTATCCACTACACGCCGCCGCCCACCGTCAAGGATTTCATCAGGCACTACACGCCTGGTGAACTCTTCATTGACTGGATCGTCGGCCCTGTGGGTAGTGGCAAGACCACCGGCATTTTCATGAAGCTGATCCACATGGCGTCGCTTCAGGCCAAGTCCCCGATTGACGGCATCCGGCGCTCACGCTGCGTGGTGGTCCGGTCGACAGCATCCCAGCTGGCCGACACGACGATCAAGTCATTCAATTACTGGTTCAAGGACGGCCAGGCTGGCAAGTGGCACGCCACCCCGAAAAACTTCATCCTGCGCTACGGCGACGTCGAGTGTGAAGTGATGTTTCGCCCGCTAGACACCCCGGAGGATATCGACCGCGTACTGTCGCTCGAAGTGACGTTCGCCATCATTGACGAATTCATCCAGCTCCCGCGGCCGATCGTGGACGCGCTCTCGGCGCGCTGCGGCCGCTACCCGCCGGCTATCGAAGGCGGCGCGACCAACTGGGGCATGTGGGGGGCGTCGAATCCAGGCAACGAGTCCGACTGGTGGTACGCAATGCTGGAAGATAATGGCTTGCTGCCTGAAGGCGAAGAGGCGCCGGCCAACTGGACGTATTACTTGCAACCGTCGGGTTTCTCGCTCGACGCCGAGAATATCGACAATTTGCCGGGCAAGCGCGACTACTACACCAACCTTGCCAAGGGCAAGACGAAGCACTGGATCAAGCAGTTTATCGAGGTGTGCTGGGGGTTTAGCCTGTCGGGCAAGCCGGTCTTCTCCATGTTCGACCGCGACCTGCACGTCAGCAAGAAGCCGCTGCACCCGCTGCGCGGCCTGCCGATATGCATCGGCTACGACCCTGGCGTTCACTCCGGCGTGACCCTCGGCCAGTACAACGCCTACGGCCAGGCGCTGATCTTGGATGAGATCGTGCTGGAGGGGTATTCTACCGAGCGCATGATCACCGAGCGGCTGAAGCCTCTGCTGCGCACCAAATATCCCAGCTACGAGGTGATCGTGATCCCGGACCCGTCGTCGGTCAACCGTGCTCAGGCGATCGATATCACGGTGCTGAAGGTTCTCCGCAAACACTTCGTGGTTAAAGAGGACAGCAACAACCAGATCGAGTCGCGCCTGGCGCCGGCCCAGCACTACATGATGACCCGCACCATGGCCGGCGAGTGCCTGCAGATCGATCCCAGCTGCGTGAAACTGATCCGGGCACTGGGCGGCGGCTACAAGTACACGGTATCCAAGAACGGCGAGACGCAGGGCGACACTCCTGCCAAGAACTTGCACAGTAATATTGCCGATAGTTTCACTTACCTGTTGCGGTACTTCCGGAACACGGAAGAGATTGTAGGGCGCAGAAGTGAACGGCCTCGGATGACTCAGCGGCACGTGACCAACTACAACATGAGGTGAATCGTGGGAAGAATAATCGTAATGCCAAGTCACAATAAAAAACTCACAGTCGGAGATGAGCTACGTGAAATGGCGCAGCGAGCCGATGAGAATCCAGACGAATTCGCTCAAGTATTAGTAGTTTTTTCGCCGTTAGAAGCCCGATTTAAGTGGTGGCATTGCGGCGATATGTTGTTAAGCCATGCTATAGGCATGCTAGAAATGGTCAAGTACGACCTGTTTTCCGCGGCGAATTAAGGTAGACTTGCGCGAATAATCACAG